CACAGAGAGGGCTATTTTTGAGGATTTACACCCGGATTTATACACCACGAAAACAAAGGGCTAAACGATGACCGAGAAGCAGCAGCAGAGTTTTGACATTCTAAAGCGATTTGGCGTACCAACAACAACGATAGTTGGCTTGATATTTGCCATTGGAGCCTGGACGATGCAGGTCAGAGCCTCGCAGGAACTCTTAAGACAAGACCTTATGAGATTATCTACTGATGGATCTTCATTAAGCCATAGAAATTCAGCAGATATTCAAGTCCTGAAAGAACGGGTGGATATGCTGATGGCGATGGCAAATGAGAACAAAAGCGACCATCTTCGTATTATTAATTCGTTGGAAAAATTGAACGATAAATTAGGGAGTAAATAACATGCGTTATATCGTTATGTTTTTGGTGATGGCGGGGTGGTGTGCGGGGGCGACGTGGAATGACGATTCCGCAATAGCCTCTAAAGTCCGCACTCCTTTGGGCGTATTTCGTAGCAATTTGGTTGGAGGTGGCGCATCGGAAATAGCGACTACTGGGAAAGGTGTGTATCTCCATAATGGTTCGATTTGTATTGCGGGTGGTAAAATCACAGGTCAAAATGATGCAATGGTCGGGATTGACGATGTAGGCTTGTTTGCCTTAAACACAGTATCCAGCGTGCAGACGCTTCAAAAATCAACGGATGGAGTTACGGCGTTTGCAGATGTTTTGCTGCCAGCGGACGGATTGCGAGGGACGTATTTGTCTTCACGGCAGTTAATAGATTGTGGACGCCATACAATCAGCGGTACGGAAAAGCGGGTCTTGCTATTTTGTGAATATGTAACCGGAACAAATGATTTTAAGGGCAGGATTTGGATTTCAGCAGAGGAGACAAACGCCAATGCAGGAAATAATGCAACATGGAGCCTCTTATTTGGTGCAGTAGAATGTGGCGCAGTACGCCATTTTCACGGCGGGACTTATATCAAAAACAAAGGATTGTATTTATTTACAGGTGATGATACCACGGCTGCGTCTATCTTGTTTTGTGCCGAAGCAGACATGGGCACATTCCTGACTACACCGGCAGGATATTATGCAGCAGATCACTGGGCGTTAGAAAACGCAGCCGCAAGGTCTGGATGGGCGGCAGACAAGAAATCAGCGTATGTGCTTTGGGGATATTCGCAACAGGCAAGAACAGTTGAATTTCTAACCGCAGATGGAAGATTCGCCTATTTTATCCCCGACAGAGAGCCGATTATTGGAGAGACATTCACATCGCAGAATATTATCAAGGTGGACTTATACGATACAACGGATTCGGCGGCTGGGAAAGTCAGCATATTAACGTCAGGGCTTGCCAATGTGGGATGGTTTGGCGGTGTCAGCAAAAGTGGAATGATTTATCTTTCCACATATACCAAATACGCAACAACAGACTGGATGACTGGTCATAATGGTTTAACCGAAGTGTACGCTCTTGACCCCGAAACAGAAAGAGTCCAAAAAGTAAAGACGCTGACTCCCGGGACGATTGCGGCCAATCGGTGGTATGGGCTATATGATGTACTCTATGAGTTTGGCGGTGCTATGTTTACCCGTCTCTATGGCTACCACGCTATCGACGCAACTGATTATTGGTCAGACAGGGACGTGCTTTGCGGCAGGGTTGATAAGCAAAAAGAGCCTGAAACAAATGTATTAACCAATGGAAGTTTTACGTCTGCCTACACCTCGGCCAATGGCTGGACTGTTGATACGGCAAGTAATGTATTATGTGTTACGGGGGGCAAGACTGCCGGTATTGCAGTAGCGGACACAGTTACTGGGGCGACATCCGGTGCAACGGCAGTTGTGTCAACGATGAACATGTTCGCCTGCTTATTTACCGCAGAAGCCGATGACGACTTTATCACAACGCCGATAACGTTTTTTGCAAATAATGATACAGTTCGTGTGCTTGCGGCAACGGGGGCGACGCTTCCTGGAAATTTATCGTATAGCACAACTTATTATGTCGTTGAAACAAGCGGGGCAAAATTTAAGTTGTCAACATCGTCCGGTGGAGCGGCTGTAAATCTGTCAACTGATGGTTCTGGTACATACCTGATGATCAAAAAGTTTACCAATGTACCTGCGACGGATAATCCGGCCAACTTTGCATCTGATGTGGCGGTTGGGTTTGTACGCCTGACAAGTTGTTCGGGTCTTTTTTCTGCGGCTGGTGAGGTGTTGAATGTTGGAGGCACAGAGCGGGCGACGCTAACCGGCTTTATGACCCGTGAAATTATCGCAGACCCAACCGGACAGATTGGCGGTAATGTGCTTCGTGTCGCACAAAAAAGTGTATTTTTCGAGTGGGCAACGACAATCACAGCAAGTCTTTCAGCCGCACAAAAGGCGTTAATATCCGGCAATGTGGCAACGTTCTCGGCTCGTGTCTATTTGCACAGCACATCCGATGCCGGTGCAACCGTAACGCCCAATGTTACGTGTTATCCTGCGGCAATATCCAGCCAGTCTCGGTACGCCTATGCTGATATGGATAAAAGTATATGGCAGACGTGGTTCTGCACAAGCTATATACCTACGACTGCATCGACACATCTGTATTATATTAGCCCAAATACGACCTATTCAGGGGCTTACACGCTGTATTACATGACTGATTTCCAGTTGATTAATAGTGCGATACCTAATAGCTACATACAGCGGCTAAAGGCGGGTTCTTCCTCCGGCGGCCTCATGCCGGGCAGAATGTTTCCGGGTAACTAATATGAGACTAATCCTATGGCTACTAATAACATTTCCGATTTACGCAACCGACCTGCGGGAATTTGCGATGCTGTCGCGGTGCTGGGAAAAGCCAGCCTGCTATCAGTGTGCGGCGGTCGATTACTCCGGAAACGGGGTTGTGGATTTAACCGATTTAATGATATTAGCAGAAAGGTGGCTAACTGATATGAGTTTGCCTAATCAGATACAAGTACAATCAGATGGCGCGAACGCTGATATTGATGGTGTTTTTACGCTCGATGGTGATGTGTATAAAAAAGGGTCTTTTAGAGTCGCCTATATCAATCCGGCTTGGGTTCTTTATGAAGTTGTTGGCGAAGGAGAAGACCAAAAATCGTGGAGCAATGAAACGCCAGTTAGTGATAGCGATCCATCGGGTGAATACGAACCCGTTGTGGGATCAATAGCCGAAGGCACAGCAACTATAACAGAATATACAGGAGCAAGAACAGGCAATTTGCAATTTAGCGATTTATTGGCGTTTAAACAAGGTTTTTTATTAAAAACAAAGAAAATCAGGAGATAAAAAAATGAAGCGTTACGGTAAAATTACACTGGGTTTAGTTATGGTCATCATTGCACTGGCCATGATTTTGGCAGTCCACAAGGTCTCTGCGGCAAGCTCACGAGCAACAACCCTGACATTCCCAACCGGGACGATGGAAAGCAGGTCGGCACTAAGCAATCCTTATTTCATCCTGTACTACACAAGGACGGGCTATCTGATCAACGCCACAACCGGAGTCGCGGCCGCTGATGTAACCTGGGCAAATGCCGCATTTGATGAGGGGCACTGGACGGGCGGGGTGGTCAGTACGATTACGGGGTGGCCTAACTTTATTATTCCGGCGATCGACGGAAGCGAAGAAATCGGAATGATTGTTTGTGATGGGGCGTCGCCGGCCAATACGGATACAATTTATGTATCGTGTCTTTACGACCCGCTGACAGGATCATCTTACACTGATTCAAATAACCGTCGAAAAGGGTCGGTTTTAACCTCGGACTCGAACCGATGAAAAAGCCTAAAAAAACAAAACGGAAACACCCTGAAAAGCTGACGATGACTCCAAAGTTTCGTAACAGGGTCAAGGATTTTCTTGCGGAGTACCTTAAGGACCTAAACGCAGCCAGGGCCGCGGCCGCGGTAGGCTATGCCCCAGAGTGTGCCAAACAGCAGGGAGTCCGTATTTTAGCCCGCAAAGACGTGCGGGAGTACCTCAATCGGGCGTTACGCAAGCGGCGTGAGCGGGTCGGGATTGAATCCGACGCCGTGTTGGAAGAAATTGCAAAGATTGCCTTTTCGGACATTGCCGATGCGTTTACGGATGACGGCTGTTTACTGCCGATCAGAAAAATGCCGGAGGGGATTCGCAAGTCTATCTCTTCTATTGAGGTGGATGAAATCTACGAGAAAAAAGGCGAAGAGCGAATACTTAAGGGATACACCCGAAAAATCAAGCTCTGGAGCAAAGACAAATCCCTTGAAAACTGTATGCGGCATCTTGGGATGTTTGCTAAAGATAACGAACAGGCAGGAAAGGCATTCGCCGAAATACTGGCTCCAATCATTAAATGAGTACCGAACAGCAAAAACTTGAAGTAACGCGTACCGAGCGGCAAAAGCAGGCGTGGGACGCATTAAATGACCCGCTGATCCGTCGTGTGATGTACGGCGGGGCTAAGGGCGGCGGCAAGTCGTATATGCTCTGTGTGTGGGCGTTTATGCAGGCGTATAACTATGCCTATAAACATAAATTATTGCCTACGTCAAACCCTATTCATGTGGGATGGATTGGTCGAAAACGGGCGACGGACTTTACGGCAACCACCCTGCAAACATGGCGGAGGGCAATCCCCGAACAGTATTACAAGCTCAAAGGGGGAACGGAAAAAGACCCGAAGCATATCCTTATTCTGGACAGAATCGCCATTGATTATGGCGGGCTGGATAATCAAGAGAATATCAACAAATTTAACTCCGCAGAATATGCGTTTTTCTGTATCGACCAGGCCGAAGAAACGACACGGGATGACATTTCAGTCCTGCAGGGGTCGTTGCGACTGACCATTAAAGGTCAAAAGCTGGATTACAAGGAATTGTACACCGCAAACCCCGGGCAATGCTGGCTTAAAAATGAGTTTATCTCGTCTCCAATGCCTGAAAACGTGTTTGTCCCAGCCTTGCCGGGCGACAATCCGCATTTACCCGAAGATTATACCAAGACACTGGAAACAGCGTTTAAACACCGGCCAGAGCTATTAAGAGCCTATCTCTTTGGGTCGTGGGATTCATTGGATGGAGCGACGCAGGTCATTAAGTCAAGCTGGATTGAAAATACAAAGAAACGAAACATCCAGTTAAAGCCGGCCAAACATTATTTGGTCTGCGATACTGCCCGATTTGGCGATGATGAAACGGTCATTGGGCGTTTTCAGGATTTGAATTTGGTGGAAAAGCTGGTTTTTGGCTACTGCAAAAGTACGGAAATATCGTCCAGGCTGGCCGCAGAGAGCAACAAACACGGCCAGATACCAATTGTAGTTGAGGCGGTGGGTTCTGATTTGGGGGCGTGTGTCGTCGATGAACTGGAAACGCTGGGGCATAAGGCGGTTGTCTATTGTCCACAGGCGGCAAGCCATGAAATCGACGCGAACACCGGAAAACCGAAGTTTTATAATATCCGAGCCGAGGCGTGGTGGAAAGCAGCGGAAATGCTTTCATCGGGAAATGTTAAATCGGAAAATATGACGTTTGTGGTAGCCTGTCCGGGACTGGATGAAACCATTGCCCAGCAGCTTTTGTTTCCGTCTTATGATTTTAGGGATGGAAAACTGCTGATCGAGTCCAAGGCGGACATTAAAAAACGCCTCGGACGATCGCCCGACCATGCGGATATGTTTGTCATTGCCTATTGGTCATTTGATAAACTGCCGTTTACCGGGTATTTGCAGAATGAAGCCATTGAATCAGACATAAAACGACGAGAATACGACCCACTGGATATAAGGATGCTTTGATATGGGGAATTTATTTGGTTCAAAACCTAAAATGCCAGCCGCCGCCCGCGTTCAGGAGCCGCAGCCGGTACGCATTGACCAGACCGAGGCAGACAAAAAGATGATTTACGCTGAAATGGCAAAGCGAAAACGGGCCACCATGCTGAATCAGATACAGACAACGGCAAACACAAAACGGCAGACGCTGGGGGCGATGTAATGGACATTACCGCAGAACAAATCATTCGCGAGCAAAGTCGGCTTGAAGAAGAACGCAGGGTCTATGAACGACTCAAGCAGCTTTGTGTCGAGATGACCTACCCCGGCCGTTCGGATTGCTGGGAATTGACGGCAGGCGACGAGGGCAAGAGCAACGCACGCAAGATTTATGACCCGACCGGAACCAAAGGACTGGATATTTGGTCCAATGGCATTATCGGTAACTGGATGCCCAAAGACATTAACTGGTTTATGGAGCAGATGGAAGACCGCAAACTGAAAAACGTCAAAACCATTACCAAATGGCTGCAAGATGTGGACGATCATTTGCGGTTTGTCCTGGGACGGACGAACTATTATGAGCAAAAACTGGTATCTGTCAGAGACTCCGGGTGCATTGGCGATTCGTTTATGTATATCGAGGAAGAACGCGATACCGGAAAACAGCTTTTCTTATGCCCTCACCCCCGCGAGTTTTGGCTGATTCGTGATTTTTGGGGCAGGGTGTGCGGGATTCATCACAAATTCATGAAGACGCTTAAGCAGATTCAAGAGGAATTTGGAGCCGATGCGTTAAACGAAGAACAAAATCGGATGATCGCCGAAAAGCCCGACTATAAAATCGAGGTTATTTATGCCATTTATAAAAACACCGATTACCAGGCTAATCGTATCGGCGTTAAAAATATGCGGTGGAATTACAACTACCTGAACAAAGACGCAAAAAAATTGATGCTCAAGTCTATTGGGGGAAGAACCACCATTAACCCGATCCCGTGGAGCCTGAATCGACCCAGCCATGAAGTGTACGGCCGGGGCGTGGTGTCCCAGCTTCTCATTGAGATTTTAACGGCTAATTTTATGGCCAAAGATATTCTCTTGGCCTCCCAGCAGGCCACCCGACCGGCTATGCTGGCCTCAAAAGCCCTGAAAAACAATCTAAGCCTATCGGCGGGAGCCTTAAACTTTGTCGCGTCTCGTGACATGCAGGGCGTTAAAATGGGCGACTTGATTTCAAAGATTGTCGATACCAGCGGATACCCCTTTGGGATTGACAACCATGAGCGATGGCAAAAGGCCATTGAAGACCGTTTCGGTGTGCCTATTTTTATGGCTTTAAACTCCCCGAATCGGGGACAGCGGACGGCCTATGAAGTCCAGCAGATGCGGTCGGAACAAATCGCCTTAATGTCTCCGTTTATCGGGACTTTAGGGCTGACAACGGATATGGAGTTAGACCGTATCTTTGCCATTGAATTTGAGTCCGGACGTGCCCCAGAACCGCCGGAAGAACTGTATATGGCTCAAAACAGCCGTATCAACATCGAGTATATCGGGCCGTTAAGTCAGATGCTCAAACAGTATTACGAGACGGGGAACCTGCTAACGACGATTTCCAACATTCAGGCCGCCGCCTCGGTGGTTCCCGGCTCAATGGATATTGTCAACGGCGACGAACTGATGCGGAAAATCCTGCGAAGCGGCAACACGCCGGAGGATATTATATTCAGCAATGACGAGGTAAACGAAATACGGGCAATCCAGCAGCAGCAGAACGAGGCGATGATGCAGGCGAAATTAGCCAAAGAATCCGCTTCGGTGGTTCCCAATATCTCCAAGAAAATAGAAGACGGAAGCATTTTGGATATGCTGAAAGGTGAGGCGGCATAATGTCATTAAGCGACCACGACCAATTAAAACAGAAAGTGTTACGCGAAGTGTTTTTTTGTTCGCCCAGCGGCAAAAAAGCCCTGGACATCATGCTGTGCGATTTGAAGTTTTTTGAACCCTGCGAAACGCCGGGCGAGGTGGCGTTAAATAATTACGCCAAAGAACTGGTTGGGCTTTTGTATGCGGAAGAAATAGAACGTCGCGGATCGGCTGCGATATTAGAACCCTTTACGAGCAAGGAGTAAAAATGAGCGAAGAACAAACACCAGTACAGGATTGGAAGACAGGGCTTGACGCTGAATTTGTCAAGACTTTGCCGGAATCCTACGTCAAGAAATTTGACGGAAAACCAACATCGGACGTGCTGAAAAGCCATGTAGAACTCGAAAAAGCCTTTGGCAAGAAGATTGAGGGGATGGTTAAGCTGCCCACCGAACAATCAACGCCGGAGGAAATCGCCGCGTTTCATAAGGCTTTGGGTGTCCCGGATAAGATTGAGGGCTACGAGCTTGCAATCCCCGAAGCCGATAAAGATGCGTTTGAATCGATTGCCGGGATTGTCAAGGCCGCGGCTTTGGAGTCGGGCGTTGCTCCCAAATCGCTATCGAACGTCTGGGGTAAAGTGGTTGAAGCGATGACCGCCCAGAATAAGGCTCTTGAAGAGAAAGGCCTTGCGATGATGAAAGCGGACGAGGAATCCTTAAAAACTGAATGGGGGGCGAAGTTTGAGGAAAACAACGCCGTCGTCGATAAGGTTTACGGTAAATTGAACACCGGAAACGACCTCAAAGGCATTCTGGAAACCTTTGGCCTGAGCAATCATCCGGCTGTGAAAAAGGCCTTTTTGGAACTGGCCCCGCTGGTTGTTGAGGGTAAAACCATTATTGGCAGCGGCGACGGACCAAAACCGCAAACTATCACCGATGAATTGCCGAATACGGCGAAAGCTCTGGGGTGGCAATAATGGGAAGACCCAAAAAAATACGAACCGAAAACAAAGAACTAAAACCGATGGAAATGGATAACGAACCGACCCAGAGCGTCCAGGTTACCGACGAAAAGCGGCGAAATGCTCTAATCAAGCACGCCAAGACGGTAGGTTTTACGGATGCTCAAATTGACAACCTGGGCGACGGATTAGAGGAAGCGGCATCCAGAATACGGCCGTTTATCTATGTGCAGGAAGCAGCCCCGAAAGCCCCGGTCAAAGTGGAAGTCCCCACGGTCGCCGAGGGTGTCGATCAGGTAGTCGAAATCCAGTCCATTACCGACCCATCCATCCACTCGTTTCGGAATCGCACGATTTATGATGATGGTGTGATTTTTGGCGAAACGCTGCGGATTACCCGGATATATCGGGCGAACAAAAAGAAAGTCATGGTTAAGAAAATCGAAAAAATTCAGGATAATATCCCGAATGCAAAAAAGCTGTTGATTACGACGGCCAAGATAACCTTTACTGTCGAATCCTAACAGGGCAACTCGATAGTTAATAAGTAAATAAATCAAGATAACCCAAGCCTTTGTTTGGGCCTTGTGCTAAGGCAAAAAGTATGCCGACCGGCACGGTCAAGTGCAAGGCGAGCCTCGCAAGAGACAACTCCCGAAAAAAGCGTTTTTAATAACAAAAACAACCTTTTTAGGAGTACAAACAATGGCAACAAACACGTTAGCAAGTCGCGTCAATCTGTATGACGTACAGAAACTGAAGGCTCCCAATGGCGGAGCCGTGGACATCACGAACACGTTGATTGAAACCAACGACCTACTGAAAGACCTGCCTGCCCTGCCCGCCAATGGCGGACTGTTTCATCAGGGGGCGAGAGTGTCGGCTTTACCGACCGGATCGCTGGTCAATATCGGCGGTTCGTGGTCGTCCAGCAAATCGGAACGAACCCCGTTTGTTGAGGCATTGGCGACGGTTAGGAGCCGTTTTCAATCCCCCAAAGACGTGCTGGAAACCGAGGGAGCGGAAGTCTCCAAAGCCCTGGTAGAAAGCGAAAAGCGGAATCACATCGAATCCCTCGGTCAGGCGTGGGCAAATCTGATGATTCACGGCCCAGTGACCCAGCAAAACGGCATTGTCGGACTGATGAACCGCGCCCCGTTCACCTCGATTGACACCGAACATACGTTCGATGTTGGCGGCAGCGGGTCTTATCTGCGTTCTGCATGGCTGATGCAGCCCGATCCGGCGACCGTCCATCTGGCGTACAACCCCAACCATCCGACCCTCGGCGTTGAAATGAAAGACAAGGGCGAGGTCTTTGTCACTAACCCCGCCGCAACCGCCATCGATGGAGCCGCGGGACGCTGGGACATAATCATTGAGTTTATGATGCAAGAGGGATTGGTCATTCGTGATCAGCGTGCGGTCAAACGCATTGCCAACATCCCCTGCGGACCGTCAGACACCCCGACCGCCGACTTGGTGGCCAATGTTATCCGGGCTTCGCTGCGGCACAGCGGGCTTTCCAGCAAGATGTGGTTCCTGTATTGTGACACGGAGGTCTATACCCAGCTTGTCCTCGGAGCCAATGAAAAGCTGAAAGTCTATATGTCGGATAAGAACATCTATCAGACGGTGCTTCCGATGATCGGCACGAACATCATCATTCGCCGGTGCGATGCGATTGCTACACAGGCCTCCGGCTCGTTGACCTATGAAACCGAAGTTTCGTAGTCAAAAACCCTTAAAATAACTTAAATTCAGGAGATACAAAACATGGCTATATTGGAACAATTAGGCGTATTAGCTTCGGCCAAAAGCTATACCACAGGTACGGATCAGGCTTCTTTGGCTGATGTCATTGATTTGGGTGCGGTTGCTAACACGGGTCTTCCGCTGGATTGCTGGCTTGACATTGAATGCTCTGCCGCTGCGGTAGGAGCCGGGGCAATTACCGTCGATGTGATTATCGCCGACAATGCCGCTCTGGATAGTAACCCGCTGTCAGTGATGCGGATTTACATCGCTGCCATCACCGACGCTCGTGTTGCCACGGCGGGAGCTAAGGTATGTGCCTGTACGCTGCCGTACTTCCAGATGGATGCCCACACGGCAACCAAGAAGTTTCTGGGCGTTTCGGTTGCGGTTGCTGGTACAAGCCTCGGGCTGTCGATTGCGATTTCACCGAGCAAGCCGTACACCAAATTCGGCAATCAGGTCACCATCTCTAACGTAGGCGTACCGAGCTAATCGGACGCTTAAAAAAATGTAACGGGCAGGGCTGAAAAGTCCTGCCCATCACTTCAAAACAGGAGTTAAAACCATGAAACGATTGATTTTTGTAATTCTGATTTGTGCCCTTGTCGGAGTCAGTTTCGGCATCGGTTCCAGTTCAGAATTTTACCGAACAAACAGGCAATTTGCCCTGTCCGCTTCTGACAATGACCCGATTTATCGGTTTATGCAGGAAGTGGAGGGGTCGGTTTACCCCGGAACCGGGAATGTGTACTATGTCGATTCCGGCGTAGGCAACGAGGGCGACGGCAAAAGCTGGCGCGGGGCTAAAGATACGCTGGACGAGGCCATTGATCTATGTACTGACGATAACGGCGATGTGATTTATGTCGCTCCCGGTCACGCCGAAAATCTGTCGGCGGCAGGGTCTGTTACCTGCGATAAATCAGGGGTAACGATTATCGGGTGCGGGAACGGCGATTTACGCCCGACCTTTACCAGTACGGCGACCGCAGGGACTTTCCTTATCTCAGACAATGCCGTATCGATCTACGGACTCCGGTTTATTCCGGGGATTAGTGCGGTTGTAACGGGTATCTCGGTATCAGCCGACGGAGACCAGTTTACTATGTCTGGATGCGAATTTGTCAATCCAGGCACAGCCACCTATGAGTATATCACGATGGTTACGCTGGCCTCCGGCTCGGATTATGTCACGTTTGCAGGTAATAAGTTTGTCAGCCTTGTAACCTCTACCGGATGCAGCGAGGCAATCAAAGCTGGTGCTGGTGTTGTAAACCGTCTGTCGATTGTCAGCAATGAGTTTCAGGGCAATTTTATCGTCGCCCCGATTTGGTCTGATCAGATTAACACCAACTGCTTGATTGCGGATAACACCATCCATCAGGCCACAACTGGACAGTTTGGGATTGAGTTTACCGCCGCTGCTACGGGTAATTTGTACGGCAACACCGTCTATACCGATGGCGCAACTACGGCAATTGATCCCGGCTCATTGAAGTCTGTCGGACCCAACTGGATTGTTTCGGCAATTGATAAAAGTCCAGTGATGTTCCCTGCAGCAGACGATACAGCCGAAAACCTCTTGGGCGTGAACGATGCGGACAATGCGGCAACTACGGCCGCAGTAGTCGCCAATAAGGACGGGTCGATATTGGAACGCAGTGAGACGGTATTGGTTGCTGGAATGCCATCGAAAAACCACCCCAACTATTTCACAGTAACGGCGGACATGACCTCTGCAACGTGGAATACGGCGGCTGCACACGAAATTGCCACCGTCACCGGAGCCTGTCGTGTCCAGATTTTGATTGAAACGACAGCCACTATCGTAACCACCGGGACAAACGGAACTATTGCTCTGGGGTTTGAGGGCAATGCGTCGGCCATCTTCTCTGCTACGGCATTAGATGCAGCGGTAACCGGCGATGTATTCTCGGCGGTTTATGGCAGCGCGGCAACCAGTCCAGCCTCTGGAGCAGAATATCAGTCGTCTTTAACCCACTGTATATTTGATGTCGTTGTAGCTACTGGCAAAGACATTGGATATACCATTGCAACCAATGCAGCCACAACGGGGACGCTGACGTTTCATGTGTGGTGGACGCCCCTGGATTCAACTGGAGCGGTTACAGCTGGTGCCGGCGGAACATTGTAAGTTTTCACGGCGGGCGGGTCTAACCACCCCGCCGCCCTTTATTTTAACGTAAGGATAACCGTAGCTAAGACTTCTTTGTTTCTTTGCTCACGCGGCGGGCGGGAACGGCCTGCCCGCCGCTCAGCGATACTTTAGGCGGGTTTATTATGGCAACTAATCTACAGCTAAGAACGCGGGCGGCGAACGTCGCATTGTTGAGTATCGGTCAAAAAACCATCGTCACCCTGACCGAAACGACGGTGGACGCCAACCGCGTCAATCTGGTATTCGATGAGCTTATCGAACAGCTATTGGGCGACGACTGGACGTTTAACCGTGAGCGGGTCTTGATTCAAAACCTCACGCAGATTGTCAAACTGACCGTTGATAGTGCTCCAACGCCAACCGCCACAGGCTGGGCAGTCGGGGACACACTGACAGGACAGACCTCCGGCGTAACGTGCGTCGTGAAAAAGGTCGTTTCGACGACCGAGTATTGGGTTACCAAGCCTGCCTCTGATTTTACAGACGGCGAGACACTGGCCA